AAAACCAAAGAGAGGATTATTACCTCACTTGAATACCTAACTCATTGGCTGATACAGCTTCCCGACAAAGAAGCAGACCTTACGGCCTTTAGAATACAATCCACGCTTTGCGAACTTGATAAGAGTCTAGTCCCGCTAATTGAGTCAGCACTAAAGTTGAGAAAGATCGAGCAGAAGAAACTCGACAAAATAAAACCTTCCTAACCGTCCATATTAAAAAGTCATGGCATGGACGCCTAAATAAACCCGCACGAATGTATCGCATAACCTTTGGAGGCATAATCGGCAAATATCAGGGTGCCTGGGTTGATGGGGGCGGCCCCTTGAGCGGCCTCGGTTTTCTCGGCCAACCCAATATCGGCAATATCTCTTCGTGTGCCATTGGTGAACGTAAAACCGGCGGTGGAATCGATTAACCCCCTCCCACCTGACGGCCGTCATGCGTCGATATCAGATCAATGGATGCGATACCCAGAGAAGTCAATGTTTTCAATTCTTCAGGCGTGGAAATGCCATTCTGATCCGCGTCGACCCATACTTTGACACCGTCAAAGTAATTGCCGCCGGTGAAAGGGTTGATCAACGCGGTATCCCGAGAAAAAACCGTACTCCCGGCAGCGGCGAGCGTCGCGAGCACCGAAAAGCCATTTTGCCCAACCGGCGCCTTGCTTCCCGGTACCGCGAAGGACTCACCAAACCACTCGGTAGCATTGTCGATAGCCCCATTGCCGTTGGTGTCAAACACCAGGATGCCATTGTCCGCCCCGACCCAGCCCACCGCGCTTTTTGCCCATCGGCGTTATGATCGAACACTGCGTTACTTCGTGACGGTGGCAGCAGTTTGATGCCACTCCCCGTCAGGTCCAGCACCAGCGGCAGGTGGTATCGACCAGAACCCGACACCTCCAATGGTAGGATGGTGACGATGCCAACGTTGTAAGTGCTCCAGCCCTGTTGAGCGATATTCAGTACTTGCTGGATTGCCGCTTGTAAGCCGTTCGACAACCTCAGTGCAAAAGGAATACTGGCGCCCAATGCAGTGGGTGACCAGCGATCAGAATAGGGTTCCTGGGCCAGACGATGCTGCAGAGCCTTCAAGGACAGGGCATTTTCTGCAGCGGCGATCGCACCCTCGGCGGACGTATTCAGGAGCGTGCCGGTCTGTGCCTGCTGGGATGCTACGGTCTGGGACAAGACCAACGCGCCAGTTTGGGTAGACGTCTGGCTGATAAACGCAGCCAGATCGGGCGCGGGGCCCGTGAAGGTTTGACCGTTCTGCTTCCAGGTAGTGTTTACCGGCAGCCCATCGAAACCGTAAGTCTGTTCTACCGCTAATCCACCCTCGGCGTTTTTCCACGCGACGACCACACCTTGAGCCGTCAAGCGATAGCCGCCGACAAGTCGCCATAGCTGTGTGATACGGAAACATTTTGTTTACCGACCGAAATGATCGAGTCCTTGGGTACTTCCATCAACGAAATACCTGCGACGCTGACTTGAACGCTATCTTTCGTATAAAGCAGCGTGGCCTCACCGACAGAAGATGATGAAAGGGGAACCGTCAAGATCATGTCGCCATTTGGCTCTATCTCTATTTTACGGATATTGTCGAGCGTAGTCTTCGCGTCGGGTAGAGCAGGATCCTTCGTACTGTTCAGCAATTGGGTAACAACATTGTAATACCCAGTTGGAGAGTCGACCTTGTTAATCCAGCTTTGAGCAAGTTCTTTATTCGCCCCAGAGCCGGCCACGGTCGCGAGCGACATAAGCTGGACAGTATTAATAGCCAATAGTAGCTCTTTTTTAATGTCACCAGCAGAATCAAGAACATTTTGCCAATAGCTTTCCCTAGTATTTTCTGTGATATTCGAAAGTACAGAATTCAATGTCCATGCGTCCTTCGACAGGCCATTATCTTCAAATACTTTTGTATGAAAACCCCATGCTTCTTGGTGCGTGACATCAGAAGAAATGGGACTGCCTCCGTTGTCTCAAGCTTACTATCTAAAGCAGAAAGGTAACCACGGGCCATCTGATTTAAAATGCGTGCCACATCAGCATCAGATACAGGCGCACCTATATTTGAGGCATCACGGCACCTTAAATTTTACTGTTTGATATTTGAGAGAACGAAGGCGTTCATGGCATCTACAACCGCTGGCCAGTCCTTAAGTTTACTCGGAGCAAGTTCAACTTTCGCAAGTGCACCTATTTTTCAATGACAAAATAGCCTGTGCATTCATAAAATTCCTTTTCAGTTTTATATCGTCGACAGGAAAATACTACGGGCACTTTCTCCGCACTGCGCTTCCAATAGTAGCCATTTACTTCGCCGGGCAAATATTTATTATCTTTCTCCTGAAGAAAACAACCCCAACTCCTTCTGATAATTATCCGCACTTTCCACTTTAGATGCAGAGGCCTCCAGCATATTATTTATCAGATAATCAAGATCTCCATGCCTGACAGCAATCTGTTCAAGCGTCAACACCACACCTTGAAATTTTCCGTAGGGGGTCGTCGTATACTCACTCGTTCTCACAGGTAGAAGATATGGCCAAGACAGCGCCATTGATACCGAAGAAAAATTAGCATCACAGCCTTTCTTATTTTCGGTAAAGCCTTTTTCCCATGAGCTTTTCCCTTCATATTCAGCCCAGAATAGGACGTAACTACTCGGTACTTCTATCACAGTGCCCAAAATTTTCCCGCATACCCAACCCGGACGGTTTCCCGAAGACACATTTGGCGCCGCCTCGGTTCTTTTTTGAACTTCAGATAGATAAGTGACTAATGCAACTGCCAACAGTCCCAACAGACCCAGCAACAAGATAGCTGCCACGCCCCTTAAGGCCTGCCAGAAAAAAAAGAAAATTCTGACCATATTTCGGCGCAAAAAACACGATTTACGCGCATAAAATTTCTTCCAATCCGACCATCCAATCATGATCCAATTACCCCATCGAACGTGAGGGCCTGAACCTATGACGGTTTGAACCGCGTCAGACCGAACCCCATCCATGAAAATAGTCCGCCTAGCGCTCTCTCAAACTCTCCTGAACATGCTGGCGCAAAGGGCTCAGGAAGTAATCCAGCACCCGACGCTGATCCGTCTTGACCTCCGCCGTCACCGACATACCCGGCGATAGCGCAACGCGTTGGCCCTTGATATTCAAATGATCTTCTTTCAATCGAATCCGGCTGCTGTAGACGGGCCCACGCTTCTCATCATCTATGGCATCGCTGGACAGCCCGATCGCTTCCCCTTCGACCGCCCCTGATCTCGCACGTTTTCTTGAAGTCGTTGCCGTCGTGCTGCCAGTAGCGTTCCTTGATGCGGCGGATCATGTCAGGCGTGTCGTAGCCGTCGATCAACTCATCTACTGCCCTGGGCAAGCCCTGATCGCGCTTTACGTGGGTGATTGCCGCCATCTTGCCGACGTTGAAGTACATCCCGATGAACAGCGGCTCACCGGGCTGCACTGTGTCGAAGCACCCGTTGAGCTTGCGGTCGTAGGCCGTGTAGATCGTGCCGGAGGTCAGGTTGACGAACTGCCCCTTGAGGTACGCCATGATCAGCTGTGGTGGATACGACTCCATCAGGGATGCGATGTAGTCATCCGGCAGGTTCAGCTCGTTGTCGAAAGTGCTGGCCTGCACCAGGCCGTACATCTCTTTGAGCGAAGGCTTGTCCCGCAACTGCTTCACGAACTGCAGGAAGACGAACTTGAAGCCTTCCGGTGTCGTGGTTACGTCCACCCCGTTCTTCAGCCCGGGCAGGTTGTAGCGCATCCGGGCAATGATCTTGCGCCAGGCCTGCTGCGCCTTGACGGCGGTCAGCACGTCCAGCTCATCCACCAGCGCTTGGCCGATCTTGAAGCCAACGATGGTCTGCGGCTTCTCCATCGACCGACAAATCACAGTGCCGCGGTACTGCCGGCCGCTGTAGATGTGAACCTCGTGGTTCGCCTGGTTGATCTTGGTCTTCAGTCCCCAGTCGTAGGCCACCTCATCCATGGTCGGATAGAAAATGTCCCGGATCTGCGGGTAAGTCGGTGCGAAGTAGCCAGCATTGACGCCAGGCCACTCCATGAAGTGCTTGCTCAGCGCCGAGCACCCCACCCAGGTCTTGCCTGAGCCGAACCCAGCAACGAACGCACGAAACTTGTGGGGTAGCGTGAGGAACTGAGCCTGCGGAACGTTAAGGCTCGGCATTCGGCTTCCTCGCATCTACCACGTCGACCTGGATACGGGTCGGGATCACCGGTTCGTCACCAGCCTCTTCCTTCCGTGCCCGGTTGACGTAGATGTCACCGGTTTCTTTCGCGGCCTGCTCGAGGATCTGCATGGCCAGACCGATGTTCTTCATCGTCTTGGCCTTCTCCACAAAGCGGTTCATGGCTCGCAGGCGGAACGCGCGGTTGGCGATCGGGATCTCTGCCGTCTCTTCGCGGAACCGCTTGCGAGTGTCGTGAAAGAGGGTTCTGCCACTTGAGCGCCAGGTGGGAGCCGGCGCGCTTTGTTGGGTCGTGCTGCTCAACCTGCTGCCGGGTTACGTCCACATCGAATTCTTGCTTCACCGCTTGTGAGACCTGGCTCGGAGTGTCGAAACACGCCAAAGCCTGAACGATGAAGCTCTTCACCTCATTTTTCAGGGCTGCCATAAGTTAGATTCCGTCTCACGCCTGTCTTACATCAGGCCAACTTGAGCAGACAGGTTCCGCAGGCCCTCGCAATGTTCAATTTCCCCACCTCGGCAGGACTGTTTGCAGCATCCACCAACGCTTGAACGTCAGGGCTTGCACCGTAGCGGCGGACCACACCGACGAACTCTTCCACGTCGTGGCCCTGCAGCTTGATCTTCGGTACACCGTCTTGAGTGAATGCTGGTTGACCGTACTTGTCGGTCGCGTGAGCCAAGTGATACAGCTCGTGTTCGACCAGGGCGCAGAACTCAAGGTCGCTACACTGGGCGCAGTAATCGGCAGCAAAGGTGATGATGAAAGCCGGCACGTCGCCGAACCAATCACGCATCTGTTGCTCCATCCGGGCTTTCTGCCAGCCGCCGGCGCGAAACGCTACCTGTTCGGCCTGGCCCAGGACTGTGCGGCCCTGCTTCTCGAATGCTGACGACGCCCACATGACCCGGATGTCTGCATCCAGTAGGTGGGCATGGTCTTCGTTGTGAATGCTGCCGGTGTCGGCAAGGATCTCGGCTTGAAGCCACTCCCACACCTCAGGCGCAGGAGCCAGATGGATACCGAAGCGGGATAATTCGGACAGCTCAAGCACTTCCGGCGGCGGTACTGGCCTGGATACAAAACAGTTTTTAGCCATTGGAATTCCAGCCCTGAGACCCCATATCAATCGTCTCGTACATAGGATTTACCAATGAAACCCATTGATTACCAGGCAGCCCCCATAGAACAGGTCGCTGTGATTTATATCGCTGCGAAACTCCTGATTCAGCGCGGCGACAATCTTTCTGAAGAAGGCATGAGCTCGGCGAAAACCGACCATGGAGACGCACATGACGAACTTACGAAACGCTCATTTCACCCCGCAGTGTGGATTCGCGGCCAACACTGCCTGAGCCCAGAAGACTTCCTCTGCCTGCTTAATACGTCGCCGCCAGAAACTGTGGAACTGAAACAAAGCACAGCAGGCGAAACGTTACTTGTGCCAACCTCTTTGATACTTAGTCGATTTGCTGACCTAGCAATGCGGTGATATGAGATTTACAAGCCTTGCGTACCGGCTCTCACCATCCCCAACGATTAATTCGATCAGTTTCTCGGTCACACAATCACCATTTCGTGAGCCTGCCCGTGAGCGTGCCCGTGTAGGACTGCCACCACCAAGCCTTGTGGTAGTCCGGCAGACTTTGCTGCGTCTACTGCCTTAGCGATGGCACCATCCAGATCGGTAAGGGCTTTGTTGATGTCCTGGCTCATCGGCAGAGCGTGGCGCAGGCGCGTGACGTTGCTCATCAACTGAACGGATCGACGGGTTTGGCGATCGAGCGCACGAACCACATGAAGCCCTGCTGCAAATTGGTCTTGGCCAAGGCCAGCAGTCGCGGATCAACGCCTTCAATCTTGCCGATCTGCTTGAACAGTTCGCCGGCGTCAGCCTCCAGCGCCTTGATGGAGTTCATGCCGTCGATCTCGGACTGACTCAGGTCGCGGTAGCCGGTGATTTTCTTGTGCTGGTTATCCATGGGTGATTCCTCATGATTGCGCGCCACGATTTGGCGCATTCGAAAACGTGGCGCGGAATTAATCGACCTTACGAGTGGGCAGTTTGAAGTCAGTCACCCGATCAGCAATCGACCGAATCTTCTCCACACCCAGGAAGCCTACCCAGCCACCTGCGAAGGTAGCCATGCTCTGGGGCAGACCGAAGAAGTCCAGGCCGCTAATGATGGTCAAGGTAAGGCCGCCACAGATCGCGCCTTCCACCAGCATCTGGCGCCGTGTGCCGCCGCCGTAGGTGATGCGCAGGACGGCCATGGCGCAGGACAGCGCAGCCGCATAGAGGATTGGCGAATGCTGGCTCAACCACGCAAGCGCAATCGCCCATGTGTCTGGTTTGTCTGGCATGTTGGACATCTCGGTTCCTCCCCGTCAGGGAGTTATGAATATGACAGGCCATGACCTGCAGATTTGAATCAGCCCCGGCGGCACTCCCAGCTCAGAGCGAAGGGTGTGGCGGGGCCGAAAACGAAAAGGCCCTGATTGATTTCGAGGCCCTGAATATGAAAAAGTTAGCCCGCCAACCGGCATACTGCGTTGTGACATTGGCTCGATCCAGGCAGGTAATTACAAGGATGACGCTATGACGAAAAGAAACATCAAACTTCTATCATTAACCCTATTGGTTTGCGTCGCGACAATCGCAAACGCGGAGTCGCCAGATGCCTCACCCGAGGCCGAAACGCTGTACTTCAAGGCACTCCCTTACCTTGATAAAATTGACGACATTGATAACGAAATTTTCAATATTCGGCATCAACTACCCAATGAGGAAAGTTTCCCGAAAAGAAAAAGAAGAACTCATAAATAAACTACGCACTCTAGTGGCGGAGGCCGCCCCCTACTCAAGCGCTCAGCCGCTGACGGAAATCCAGCTGCACAATACCGGCTCGCTCGGCTCGCTATAGGCATTGAACCCAGAGAGCAAGCTGTAGATCAGGTCTGCTCTTTATTGAAATCTAGCCTAACAAAAGGGTTCGCCCCAGCAGGTATGCAGATGATCAGCTACTGCTTCGACGATGTAAAAACAGCCGAGTTTCGATCATTGATTGACGCCTTACCTGAAAATACAACTTCGCAAAGCAAGTACTATCCGCAGCCAATGCTTATGCCTAGCTGCGACAGGGATAGTGATTCCAGGAGCAAAAATGCAATTGCATCTCTCAATGAAAAAGCTATTCGAGCCGAGCTCTACATGAGTCTATCAACTCAAATTTCAGGGCAGAACCTTAAGCAGGAAAAGATCCGCTATCTTCAAAAAGCAGCTAACTATGGATGCAGACGCGCTATAGAGCGCCTAAAACTGATAGATGACGTTCGGGACGTCAATGTTCTTCCGTAGCGCGCACTACCGGCCTAACAGCGCCCAGTCCTTCCCGAGGGCAGTCCTAGCTACAGGTGACTTTTAGTCAATAAAAACCCCGACGCGATGGCCGGGGTCAGAGTCTAAGTGGTGAGTAATTTCTAGCTGGCTGATATTACTTCAGTCACTACAGTTGCAGGGCTCTCAAGCGCAAGGCGCTGCTGCCGTTTTTCCTCTAACAACTCAACGATCGAGACACGATGTTTTTCGGTATGGGCGAGGAACGCCGACCTTGGAAGCAGAAGACGTACAGGCGCGGGCAGAAGCTCAAAAGCTTTTTCCGCAACAAGCAAAACGCCTCATCATCTTGATGCGGTCATGCGTAACTGTAAGCAGGCCATCAACCACCACACGCTCGATCTGCGGCCAATTTTTTTCCAGATACTCAGTCGCAACGTTTGCCCCCTCTCCAACAGAGTTGAGGACTGCGTCCTTTGCCGAGACCACCGTCTCGCTAACGGCTTCTGATAACGCCTTCGCCTTGTCAGCCAAAAACCCGAACATATTCATCCGCTCCATGAATGCACAATAAAAATTTATCGACACCGATCGAGCGTTCTTTAGAACAAATTTTTAGCACAGAAAACCCGGCGCATGACCGGGTTCAGAGTTTCGTGTGCGTTTTGCGTTACTTGTGCACTATGGAAAAAGTACCCACTTTATTCATTCATGTCAATATTATTATGCCGCCTATTGATCTTTTTCCGAGTGAATCACCTGCCAAATTGGTTGTTGCGCCTGTACATCCACTTCCTCGATGACCTTTCTCAGGGAAACCCATAGGTCTCGCCAGTCCCGGTTCCAGTTGTTTTGATCTACTGAGACCCCGAAGAACGTCATCATCTCGGCAGCGACACGCGCCGGCCCCCACTCTGCCGCGCCATGCACCTCCCCCTTGTACGATTGCAGGGCCAGGGTAACCAGGTACTGCGCCTTCACACGCTTGGCCGATGTCAGGTCTGGTAGCGCCGCCTTGGCCGTAGCAGCACCGCATTCAGTAGGTGCCGCATATTCATTGCCGGGTGGTACAGGTAGTGCCCAAACTGCTGGACTTGGAACGGAAGCGTGTCGATGGCCCGCAGCACTTTGCCGATGGTGGCCAGGTGAGCGGCGCGGGCCGTGGATCGGCCTACCGGCGTACCGCGCGTCTCGCTGATGCTGATCTTCTGGCGCACAACCTGAATGCGCTCCTCCTTGTCCTCCCCTAGCGCAGCGAACACTGCCTCGTGCCTACGCATGCGTGCGCCCTTCTTGATCGGTGCCGATTGCGCTTTGTCGATTGCTACAGCGCTGACCACGGCCAGAAGTACCTGGCAGACCTTAGCGTTGAGCCGATCACCGAGGATGGTCGCGCCATTGCCGGTCTGCTCACCGGTGCCGTCACCCGGGCAGAGCCGGTACTTCGCCAAAAACTGGAGATCGTGAAGAGCTCGATGCTGGAAATGCGGAGGGCCAGCGAAGAACGGAAGCTCGAAATGCGGATTGAAGCGGCCAACGAATTGGCAGATCGCCGGGCACTGCTCATCAAGCAGGCGCAGGAACTGGAAGAGAAGAGGGCGGCGCAATGACCGACAAGATCAGCGTCAACTGCCAGGCCAAGCTCACCGAGGCCATCACATGCCTGACCACCATGTACCGGAACAAGAAATTTGTGGTGGTCTCCCTGCGCCCGGGCAAGGACCGCACGCTTGAACAGAACCGGCTGTGGTTCGGGATGTACAAGCGAATCGCCGAAATGACCCAGATCGGCGATGCGGCGGACGCCCGACGCTACTGCAAGCTGCACTTATTACTACAGGACGCGAACGGCAAAGAGCTTCCGCTGGGAGGCGATCTCGATAAAGCCAGACTCAAATGGGCAGAACTTGAGTCCAAGGCAAAGCCGGCAGACCTGAAGATCATGAAGGGGATTTTTGACAGGTACGAGCGGGACATCATCCCGAAGAAAGCGCCGCGGACGCAGAAAGACAACAAGGCAGAGCTCAAGCACCTGCGCAAAGGGTTCGAGGCAGCGCCCATCGATGCAATCACCCCGTCCATGGTTGCACAGTACCGGGACGCCAGGACGGCGAAGACCAGAGCAAACAGAGAGATCGCCCTGCTCTCCCACGTCTACAATATGGCGCGAGAATGGGGCTTTACGGATCGGGAAAATCCTTGCGCCGGGGTCCGAAAGAATAAAGAGAAGGTCCGCGACTACTACGCCAATGAAATGGTTTGGAGCGCCGTCTATGGAAAAGCCCCACAAGAACTTAGGGACGCGATGGACTTGGCTATCTGACAGGCCAGCGCCCGGCAGACGTGATCGCAATGAGGCGGGGGGATATCGAAGGGGATTACTTAACCGTGCAGCAGGGAAAAACAGGCAAGCGCCTCAGGATTCAAATGCAGGCAGGCGGCGTGAAGAACACCCTCGGCCTGCTCATTGAGGACATCATGGCCAGGAACAGTCAGCACAACTCGCAGCACTTCATTCTCAGCAGGACCGGGATGCGTGTCTCTCAACAAATGCTCCGCAACCGGTGGGATGACGCCCGAGAAGCCGCTCGCTCCTTGGCCGCCAGTGAGGGACGAGTTGATGACGCGGAGAATATCCAACTGTTTCAGTTCAAGGATATCCGCCCCAAAGCCGCTTCCGAAATCACGGATATCGCCGACGCAAGCCTCCTGCTCGGTCACTCGGAACAAGAGATCACCAAGCGCGTGTACCGGCGCATCGGTGCGGTCGCGCAGCCTTCAAAATGAGCTAGTTTCGGAACTCCACCCCCTAAAGTTTCGGAACTCCAGCACTTTCCAACAGGCAATAAAAAACCCCGTAGACGTTAATCTACGGGGTTTCTAAGAGTGGAGGCCGAGGTCGGAATCGAACCGGCGTAGGCGGATTTGCAATCCACATATAATTCCTTATTAATCAATAGGTTACTTGATCGTTCGTTCCGCACATCCCTGAGATTCGTTACGCTGTACCTCAATATCTACAAGGGTAAATATTCTAGTTGCGGAACTGTTTTTCCTCCTGGGCAGCCCTACCCTGTCCGCCCTCTAACCTACTGCAGTACACTTAAGCTGTTCTGTGGCTTCTCGGAGCAGGCGAGCGTCGATCCCCAACCAATACACGAATATCACATACCGGCGAAAATACTGATGATTTTATATAAGTATGTAACCTTCCAAACGCTGGAAATAATTCTTTCAAAATACACACTTCGCCTTAATAACCCCGCACTATTCAATGATCCATTTGATTGTGGTGCGACACTCCATGAGGAGATGGGTCCCGATTGGTCTACCAAACACAGATCAGCAGCAATAACTAACGCAATAAAAATGAATCAGCATAGAAATATGTGCGGAGTATTATGCCTTACTAGAAACCCACTCAACACTTTAATGTGGGCGCACTACTGCTCAAATCATACAGGCGCAGTCATCGGAATTGATGTGGGAATAACTGGACTGGAAGACGAAAGCCAATTCATAATCAACGTTAAAAACGGTTCAGTCATTTACACTTCAGTACGCCCTTCTGCTTTAGATATAGACATACCACCAACAATAGACTCTAAAACAGATCGCTCAATTTTAGAGAAAATGTATCTTCAAAAATCCACTCACTGGGCATATGAAGAAGAGGTAAGGGTAGTGAAAGTAATCAATCCAACCTTTACCGTTCTCGCAAGCCTCGCGGAAGGAAAATCATATGAGGATATCTCTATACCCCCCCTTGCAATAAAAGAAATATAATTTTGGATACCGTCACAACCATGACTCGCTAAATACCGAAATCGCTAAAAAACCAGCACCTCTGATAAAAAGGCGTCTAACCCTCATATTAAATTCTATCGATGCAAACTCGACGGAGTTACATGGGATTTAAAATCCATACTTGAGTGAACAGATTGAAAAATATACCTACCGCTCCAGCTCTACTATCGAGTTGGCGAGTCACTGCGCATCGCCCCCCTACGGATGCGGAGTGTACGTGTAGACCCACTCAGCCGCGCAGCTAACACTTCTGTATAGCGCATCGCTGGCTTCTCTATAAAACGAAATGTCAGAACCGCAAACTATTATCATGATAGGCGTTATAAACGCGATTGCCAACCAATGCTGTATTGCAGAAAACTCCATAGCAATGGAAAAACCTAATAAAAACTTGAACAAAACATACAGAAGTAAACCATGAAGCAGGTAGATGCTGTATGCCATTTCCCCCAATGCGCGAGAAACCCTACTTGATAATATTCCAAACAAAGTATTCCCACCCGCAATCAAACAAAACACAACCACAAGCATATATGTAGGCTTAGCCTTTGTGTAAAGGTACGGATACCGTACAACAATATAGACCATTAAAATGCAAATCAACCAAGAAGCTAACTTGCCCTTTGCAAATCTTGTGAATTTATCCATCCGCACAAAAATAGCAGCTACTATTCCGCCCAAAAACAGCCACTGATACTCTTCCTGCAAGTAGTACATACCGAAGACCACCGCACAAATAGAGCTAATCAATAAGGCAACCTTAGGAACCTTCATACCTACAAGCAAAGCAAGCACGGGCAACGACACATAAAAAACCACTCGTAAGGCAGTGACCAAGCAACCCCAGCATTCACGATAATGGTTTTATCTAGACCATTTAAATCGGGGCTACCAAATATCGTAAAACCTAACCATTTCATTGTGTCAATTGCTGTTTTTTGAATCGACTCCACTGGCTGCCCATACGTGACAGCAGCGACAACCCCAAAAAGCAAAAGCATTGAGAACATATATAAGGGCGTTAGACGCAAAAACCTAGAGACATAAAGCCTTACCCAATCGACTCCAGTATCTCTTGAATCCAGAATTTTTGAGAAGAACAAAAAGCCGGTAATCATAAAAAAGCGCAACCCCTCCTTGCCCCAGATGTACAAATAATTGGGATGCTGGCGCTGACCAGGCCCCAGTTCTTAGATACTGAAACCATATGTAGGAGTGGTGCAAAAATACAAATACCGCCAAGTAACCCCTAAGCCCGTCAATTGTCAAAAACCGTCCATGCATTGCAGGAGGCACTAAGGTTTTTGAAATGGTAGAGGTAGTGAGCAGTGCTATTAGAATGACGACCAGCGCAGCTGCGGTGCTGATAATGTCCACTGGATGCCTTAATAAGTATTTTTAGAGGTGGTGATCATATATTACAGGTATACGCACTGATCTGGCACCCCTACCTCAAGGCCCGCACGTATGCCTGGCAGGCACGCAGCGCGATCAAGGCATTATCCCCGTCGTCGGTGATGGCGATAATTCTTTGCGCATGCGCTGGCTCAAGTTGGGCTCTACGGGCAGCATGAACCACGCCGACGGCGCCGGGGGTGACAGGCACGCCGCAGCAACTGGCTGAATCCGTGGCGTCGATAAGGACTGACAGCCGCACATCAGCAGTAGCAAGGCGGTCACGCAGTAGAGCCTGGTTGCGTTGGGCATCGGATAATTCCCTAGTGTGTTGTTCATCCTGGATGGCGAGCTGCTGCTCGGCGACCAGGCGTTTGTCCTGCTCGGCGCGGGCCCGTGCGGCCGCGGCATTGGTGATCGCTGCCCAGGTCATCCTTGTGCAGGACGGCCTGCTCGGCGAGCTTCTCGCCCATCCGCCAGTCCTGCACCTGCCAGGTAAAGCCGGCGGCACCGGCCATGAGCGCGAGGATCAGCATTACCAGGCCAGCCTGTTTCTGCGCCGGCGTCATGCCAGCACCTTTTTCGCCTTGTCCCACAACTGCAGGCGATCTTCCAAGCCGTTGATACCTCCGTTGATGCGGCGGGTGATCTTCACGAAATCGCCCTGGTCAGCCAGAGTGTTCAGGCCTTTCGTAGACCAGAACCAAGCCGCAGACATCGCGGCGTACTGCGGCCGCTCGAGCAGTTCCGGCTTACTGAGCAAGTCCAGGCCCAAGGCCTCCCCGCACGCAGCGTAATTGCCCCGGCCGGTGATCTGGATCAGGCCCCGGCCACGGTACTTGGAGCCGTCACCCTTCGCAGTGTTGCCCAGGTCGACGCGCCCTTCATAGCCGTCCTGCTGCGCCGTCGGCCCCCAAATCTCTCGCACCAAACGCAACTGGCCCGACTCGTGCCCGACCTGGGCGATGAATGCGGCGGCGCGCGGCGTACCGACGATGCCGTAACGGTTCATGGCAGTGTTCAGAACAGGAACAAAAACGCCGGCTTGGCGGCCGGCGTTGGGAAAGATCTGCAGCAACTGCTGCTCGGTAATAGGCATGGCTTTCTCCAGACAAAAAAAAGCCGCTCAGTGGCGGCATGATCAAGATCTATGATTACTCAGGTTGGTCTGGCCAAGTTGGTGTTTCAGGCCACCCCGCCAAAGTGGGCACACGCCCCAATACAACGCAGTACCGACGCCACGCTGCAAGCTGTTGCTCTCGTACAGGCAACTCGGCGATTTCTTCCTTTGTCGCAGCATCTTCGCTATCAGTGATTGCAAATTTAAGCGTATCTATACGCCCAGACAGGGACAGCACCTGAGCATTTGCCTCATCAACCTTTCGGCAAAGCAGCGCTTGAGCGCGCCCTAAAATCAATTCTGGAGAAGGACCGGGACGATCAACAAGCGTCGGACGACCATCTTCCCCGACGCCTATAGCTTTGCCGGCGGATTGACCTTCCAACAAAGACAATCTTTCGTTAGGTGTAATTTCTACCGCATCACCTGGGATTTTTTTACTCTGGCCATCTTCATGGAATCCAGCTGTACTTTCACTATAGAAAATCATACTTTCAACGTCCAATACATAAGAAATCAACGCCCCTGACTGGGGGGCTGCCCGTATCTGCATAGCCAATGGAAACTACAGATAAACTCTTTTTGAATGCAACTGCACTTACTGCGTTAGCTCCAGTGATTGCTGTGCCCGACTGCACTGTTGCATATGCGCCAAAAAAGCTATTCGGGAATGAAATGGGCAATGTTATATCGACAATTTGGTCATCACTAACATTCACCGTACCCCACTGGATAATAAATCCGCCAAGCCAGACTGGAAACGTCAAGTAACCGTTTGCAGCAAACAACGCCGCAAATCCGAACCCCATTTTTTAGGGGTAATCGCCGTGGTGTCATCTGCCCGAGCATTCGTTAAAGCTTGAGACGCAATAGCTATAAATCCTGCCGCTGCTTCCGTTGCAGCACCGAGAGCTCTTTGCAGGCGGTAGATCGCACCATCAGATGTTCGTCGCATGTAGGGAAGTGCAGGATCATTAGACACGAACCCGATATCCGTGATGGCATCTGCGTTTGGCTTTGACGCCAACCCAGTATCAATCTGGCTCTTCGTATAAGCATCTAAAATCCCATAGCCGCCCAGAGTTGTAGCACTATTCGCCTTTGAAGATAAATACGTGTCAATCTGCGGTTTTGTATATGCGTCAGAAATCCCATACCCCGACAGAGTTGTGGCGGAAATTGCAAGCCGTATGATTGTCGCGTCGGTATGCAAATATATGGAGCGGCCTTTGACCCCGATACGAACCCTGCAACAGTCGCAGTATCACCCAGAAGATATCCCGCCGTTTTCTGCGCAAGCTTCTTGGGGGTTACTGCCTTAGTGTCATTGGCTCCAGTGTTTACCTCTGCCTGGGTAGCTATTCCAATAAAGCCTTGAACGGTTTCACTCGCAGCACCTAGCGCTCTCTGGAGGCGATATATCAAACCATCTGCCTTCCGACGAAAATAGGGAGCGCTGGGATCATCGGAAACGAAACCGGCGTCACTGACGAAGTCACCATTAACTTCCCGTTCAGGACGTCGGCCAACTGGCTGACGCTTGATTCCGACGGATCCAACCCACCGGCCCTGATAGCGTTCATTAACTCATGCGTAACTGCGTTGCCCCAATCAGCAGGAATCAAAGAGCCCGGCAGTCCTGATGCAGCATTCTCGTCAACGAACTCCCCGTTAACGAGCCCGATATTTGGAACACTTTTTGGAAAGTCCATTAATCAATCGCCCCATAGTTAATATGTTCAATTGTATGAGCGGGTGCGCCACGACGAATAACGCACTCCAACGCTCCGCTGGGGTTAGTACCGAAGCTTTCTCCCCAGAAACTTGCCCCAAATCGCCGCCCCAACCTTCTGCGAGGTCCGGAATTGAGTGTCCACATAAATTGCGCAGCCCAAGTACCAAAACGAGCTTGGCCAAAACGCGAACGACCAAAACGCGGTGCTCTGTGTTCCGTGATAGTCGCTGCCGGATATCCTTGTCGGATGGCAAGCTCAACAAAGTAGGCCCTGCTCTGGCCACCGACGGCTACCAGGCGTTGGCGTACTGCCAGCCGCCGATCCTCAAATGCGGGGCGGCGCCTAGACACGGGTCTGGCAGCCCCATTACTTGCTCCCAATCGGAAACCAACCTCGTTCACACTGGACGGGTCCATCTCATTGATCAGGTCGAACGCCCGCGCATCAATCCGGGCCAGCTCAAGCGACATTCCCATCAGAATCTTTTCAAGCTCCGGCACCAAGTCGGATCCCACGCCGGCCCAGACGGCAGCAATGCTCGCAGCTGTGATATGTATTGCGCTGCATCTCTTACGCCAGCCATACGCAGCCCCCGTACGTAAGCAGTTGATTAGCCGCTGCCGGGACATCAGCAAGGGGAGCGATCAACTTATGGTCATTCTCCCCGGTAGATCCGTTAATAGCCTCGCCTATGTGCGTTAACAGTAACGTTTCACCAAGACCGCCCTCTCGACTGTGCAGATCAATCAATTGAGCCTCTACAGCTGCACGAACCGGCCCCGTATCTGGCGTTAGGCGAATGCGATAAATCACAGGGACGGGCGTGGGAGGAAGCACATAAAGCTCCGCAGTTACCGGCCGCAATAGATCGATGTATTCCCGTACTTCCGCCAACTGGGCAGCATCAGGAATAGGGTCGGCATCACCGTCGCGCATAAAAAACACCCCGACGGTACCGGGTCCCATATAATTTCGTCGGCACCAGGCGCGGGTGACGCCAGGACACTCCAAAGCCCAGGTCTCGTAGTCGTCCTTCGAACCACCGTGGGGAACAACTCGATATGAGCGAACTACCCGGACTCGCAGCGATTCGATGCTCTCCAGTGCGATGCCTCCGATCAGCCCTGGGGCCAGCACGGTGAAGGTAACCGCCACCCCTTCAATGGGCTGAACGAGTGTCAGCACCAGGCCTGGGTCAGCGGTTTCCTATCACACCCGCGTCTACCGGCCTCAACGGTGACGGTGTTGGTACCTGCGACAGTGGTCTTACCTACAGTGACCTTGTAGGTCCGGCCATCACCGGCCTGTAGCACCGTATCAACATCCACTACGGCCAAGGCTGCGGCCATGAAGCTCACCTGCCCTGACGCTGGCTGAGCCGCTTTGCGTGGCTGGTTTAGGCGCAGGCTGGCAATACGTTCCAGTGTCTCTTCATCAGCAGTGTCCGGCAGGATTTGGTCAACAATCCAATCAAGGTACCCATACAGGCCATACGCTGTACCGCTCAACGCCCTGGCCAGCACCTGAGCATCTGAGCGCCGCAATGCATCACCAGCCAGGTCGCTCTGCGTGCGGCTGACCAGCACGGGAAGTGACGGAGTTTCAAACGGCATAGATCACCTGCCACAGTTGGCTTGAGTTAATTTTCAGACGGGCACCCGTCAGAACGGTGAGGATCACCTGCAGGTTCAGGCGGTAGCTGTCGGCGCGCTCGCTGATCACCTCGACCTCCAGCACCTGGTTGTCATCGAGCAACCATTGCAGCGCCTCGCGAGCATAGAACTCAGCGTCACGCTGGGTATCCGCCGTGAGTTTCACGCGGCGCAACAGCCACAGCCTGGAGCCGATCCGGTCATCGGCAATGGTGGGGTAGCTGTCACCCCACCAGCCAAAACGCTCATCGTCGTCCACCGGGTCATCCGTGGCAGCACGCCGCCATGTGAACAAGCTGATCACCACAGCGCGTATCAGTGAGGTTTCAAGGCTTGGCTCGATGGTCATCCGCCACCCCCTACCGGCGGCCCGGACTGATCATTGCCGCGCGAAACACCGCCGTGTGGGTGATTGATCTGGCTAATACCACCCGCGACTTGATCGCCATCCGAGATGATTTGGCCGGTCTGATTGATCACCGGTGTATCGATGTTCACCGCCGTACTGGCCTTGATGTTCAGGGTCTCGGTTTCGATATCGATGATGCGGCCCCGCTTGAAGTGCACCTTGTCGCCTTCGTCCGTGTAGATGGCCACCTCGCCCGGTTTCAATTCCTGAATCCGATACCGGCGATCAGCGACCACCAGCAGCACGCCGTGGGATCGATCACCACCAATGAAGGCAGCAATGCCCTCGGCCCCGGCCAACGGGTTGCTGGTAAAGCCGTAGGGTTCGAAGTGCTCAAGGCTATCCGTTGACCTCTCCGGCGGTGAGGCGCATCTGGCAAGGCTTGGAGCTTCCTGGCCGAATCCACCTAGGACGACGGTACCG